CGTTTCGGTAAGAAGATATTTGATAAGGTTATGGAAGCAATGCAACCAGCCTTTGAAGATGAGACTGCAATCAATCCTTTTGATTTTTGGAAGGGTGCAAACTTTAAATTGAAGATTCGTAAGGTAGATGGTTACTGGAACTATGATAAATCAGAGTTTGAGACATCTTCCGTATTGTTTGATGATGATGATAAGATTGAGGAAGTATGGGGTAAAGAATATCCTCTGGTAGAATTTACCTCTGCTACTAACTTCAAGTCTTATGATGAGTTGAAGAAACGATTAGACACTGTTCTTGCAGGGACTACTACGATTGGTAGTGCAGCAAGTACCCAATTTGAGGATGAACCTCAAGTGAGTACAGTTACGGTTGATACTAAACCAGTACCAGCTCCAGCAGTAGACGTTTCAGTTGATAATGAGGATGATACTATATCCTATTTTGAGAAACTTGCAGAGGACGAATAGACTCTTAAAAAGTTTAATGCAACCTCATCCCCTCTTCTAGTTTAGTTACTAGTTGGGGGGATTTTTTTTAACCTACTGCACCACCATTTAGAGCTTGTAATCTACGGTCTACAGGTTGTGCAGTCTCAGTTACTACTTGAGTATTCGTAGTTTTGACATTAGATACAGGTGCATTTACCACAGCAGTTTGACCACCTTGATCCCCAGCTCCAAAGGCTGATCGTATAGAGACGTTCTCGGCATTAATACTCATCACCTTAGCAAAAGCACCACTATTGGATAGAGGTGTTACACTACTTGACATGGCACCCACCTTTCCACCCATTGCACCAGGCGACATTCCTAATTTAGCTTTACCACCAAAATCACCTCCACCCCCACCTCCAGGCATAGCTTTTGGTATTGCACCCGTACCTTGGGGAGCATCTTCTGCCATTCCTTTAAGATCTGGATCTTCACCCATTAAGAAACCGGCAAGTTTTGATCCTGCCCATTCTCCACCAAGCCAACCAACTAATGAACCAATAAGTCCACCTAATGGAGCGGCGATTATTGCGCCGGGGCCTGTAAATATTCCACCCAACGCAGCACCTACTAAACCAAATCCCGCAGCACCTAAACCACCACCAATAAGTCCACCAACACCTTTAACCTTATCTCTGTGTGATGCGTCACTCATCAACAGTGATATAACACCAACACTACTAAGGATAGGTCCAAGTAGAGGAATTCTCTTCGCCGCCGTCATCAACATAGGATATTTTTTTAGATGAGCAAAGGGTTTAAGGATTTTTGATATCTTACCCATAGCCCCTCCCCCCTTCTTAGCCATAGTTCCTGCGGTGGTAGCAGCTCCAGGCTTGGCAAACTGTCCACCCGTACCACCCGGCGAACCAGCTGGGAGTCTCGCCTGTGGCACTTTTGCACCACCTGGCACTTTCGGAATACCCCCTTTAATCATATTTGCAAGGGACTTGAAAGAATTCATAAACAGACCAAGAGAACCTGTTACTAACTTCCATGCTCCTTTAAATGCAAGTTTGGTTAATGTTTTAGGTAGGATGAACATCAGAGCTAAAGAACCAACCAATAATTCTATACCACTTAGATTCTTCCACACAGCAGCTATCCCCGTAAGAAAGGAGCCTGTAGTGAACTCACCTGTGTCTGCATCTACAAATGCACCAAGTATAGCACCTATTCGTGTGAACAATCCACCCTTTTTGAAGTCTGGAGCTCCACCAGCTGGTGCAAATAGATAGTCCCAGAATTTATCAAAACCCTCTGTAAAGGCTGTCCACCATTTTGTTAACTTATCATCCTTTATAAACTCACCAATACTCTTCTTCACTTTTTTCCAAGTATCACTCTCTAAGAATTCAAGAAGAGCCATTATTCCCAGTGCAATGAAGGCACCTTTAAGACCAGTTTTTGCTACTTTCATGGTGGATTCATACATACCCTTCATAAATCCCTTCATAGTATCAAGACTTTTCAACATCATCTTCTGACCTATACCACCTTCTCTTTTTTTCTCGGCGTTTAAAGTCTTCTCGTATATCTCTGATTGGGTATCACTGGCTTTTATATCCTCACCTTGTTTAACTGCCGCTTCCTGTAGTTTCGTAATAGTTAGTTGTCCAGTTTCAAACTTTTCGTCTCCGTCCTCTATGGATTTTCGTGTGGCCTCTGCCTCTTGACTATTCCTACCATGAATTTTGACTATTTCCTCTAAATAGCCAGTTGTGTCCTTTTCGTCAATTGTTTTTTGCATAGCAGCTATGGAGTTATTTGTTTCTGCTTGTTCATCTTGGAGTTTTTTAGTGTTTATTAATTGTTTTTCAACATTCTTTTTTGCTTCCTTCAATTTAGCCTTTTCCATGTCTCTTTGCAGCTTCCCTGCTTCAGTAAATGATTTGGTGAATCTGTTCCATCTAGAAGGGCCTTCAACATCCTTAATGACTAATGGCGTAGAAGAGTCAATTTTAATTGGTTCGTTTTTGGGTGGAGGAGTCCCCGTTTCTTTTTTAGCCATTACTTTTTACCTCCCTTAGTACCAGAACCACAATACAAACCAAACCATGCGGCACCAGCACCCACAACTACAGATACAAATGCACTCTGGGAGTTAGTAGGGTCTGGGAGGGTCATAAACCATTCTGTTACTCTATAGAACATGATACCATAAAGAGTGATTAACATACGTGGCCAGATACGCCACTTATCTATTACAGAGGAATCAATAGTGTTATACCACGCAGATTCCGCCTTGGTACTTCTATCTACTTCTATGATATTGACAGGTTCATTTGCCATTTTCTAGCTCCTCAATTCTATTTGAGTTGTCTTTTATAGTTGTATTGTTATTTATAGGAGTACGATCAAAAATTATCTTCTCTAATTTAAGAAAATCAATACGTTCATTTGGTACATATCTCCATATATAATCTCCATCCCATTCACCACCTACCTTAGTTACACCAAACACGGTCTGTGTGATACCTATTTTAACGATTAGGGCACGTTCACCATCAATAAGGACATGATCACCCTCTTGAAACTGCTTATTCATACTAAATGCAATACCCTTGCCTAGTTTAGTAGCAAAGTCTTTCAACATAAAACCAAACACAACAATCACCACCATACCGATGTAAGGTAGAATAAGTTCTGTAATCTCCATTGCAGCTGCGTTTGGTGTTGGTATTTCCATTATTTTTTCCTCTTTGCTTCTTCTTGATCAAGTCTCCTCTTTTCATCCTCTAACCATTGAATTAATAATCCTACGTATACTTCCCTCTCCCATGGCATCATATTTTCTAAATCTTCCAAACTGTAGTTATGATGTTGCATTAAACCGAAGTTTGTTTTGATATAGTTTTCAACACTCTCATGTGAGAGGGCTATACGAAAAAACTTTGAAAACCCTCCAATACCACTTCACCAGACTTACCTGTTTTGGGGTTTTTTACTTTTACTGCATGACTAAGTTTAGGCATCGTTTCAAAGAAGTCAGTAACCTTTTCAAACTGTTCATTGGACAAACTTTCAATAAATTGAGTTAAATCCTCTTTACCCATATCAATATCTTGATGGATTTCTTCTCCCTCAATTACTTGATGTATACAAGTCTCTACTAATTCAAACAACTGACCTGATTGCGAAGAGTTTTTACTTCCTATCATCCCAAGGTCTTTCAGAGTCGGATATTTCATTATGACTTTAATTTTATCAGTCAGGTCTATCTCTCTACTATGTCCTACATGCATCTCTACATTGATCGTTGATAATTTGACTGAGATAGGAACCATTGTCTCATTATCATCTGGACATTGGATTGATAACTCTACAGTATCACCAACAGACTTTGATCTTACTTGTAAGAATATGTACTCAACATCAAAAGAAGGTAGGTTCCAAGGATCTACCTTCTGAAATGTGCAATCACTAATTACACTCCCTATTGAATTTTGTATTGTATCATTATCTTCTGATTCATTTGCTATTAACAATGCCTTTTGTTCTTTAACTGTGAAGGGTCTATATTTGACCTCTTCATCTGTTGACGGTAACTTCAATGTATAAGTTACCGAATCCATTCTCGGTAATGCCATTATCTATCCTTTATAATTTAAATACTTTCGGGAGATTTCTCATGATATTCTTTTCTGCGGAATTTATAACTGTGTTAGCCATATTTTCAAATACCGAAGATTTCCCTCCAAGTCTTTCGTTGTCTATTGCTTCCCAATATCTAAAATTGAAACCAACAGTAACTTTTAGTATATCACCAGCTGGACCAGAAGATAATTCTGCTCCACCAACCGTCTTGGGAAACACTTCCCAACACTTCAGTCCATACCGTTTAGTATTATTCTTATCTAGTAAGAATATACTCATTGTACCTACATACTCATTATAATAGTTCATATTCCAACTATCCGTATTATAACAGGTAGTCTGCCAATTCTCAAAAAACTTTCTTTCTGCCAACTCACTACTGCATTGAAACACGACTGCTATGTCCTCTGCAAAATTAACTCCATTGACAGGTTGACGAATGGGGCCGTATACATTAGGGTCATCTACTGTTTCTAAGTTACGTCCTGGCAGGGTGACTGATTCAGCTCTCAGTTGTATGTTTGCAAGACTACCAGTACCAGAACCAGCACCGAAGGGGTTGATACCCGAAGGCATAAAGGACTTAAACACATTCGCAAGACTATTACGGCCAGTGTTACCACCCCCAAGGTTACCTGTGGGTGGAGAAATTTCTAATGCAAACCTGTTAGGTAGTGCGTATCCATCATCAGAACGAAATGCACCTAATACATCATTGAGTAGACCATAACCAGTACTTTCTATAAAACTTGCGACCATTAGATCATACTCCTAGATTCTTTCCAGACTTCTTTTGCACTTGCCTTCTTGAATCTTTGAACAGGTAAGAGTGTTGCAACAGTAAATTCATCTGCATCAATCTTACGAAATTGAGACATCGTGTGACCCTTTAGGTATTTATGGATGGTTGGACGAATTAAACCAATATTCTGTACCTTTTTATAGTCTACCATCAAACGTGTAGATTCATCAAATTTAACATTATTACTAAAATCCACCAACCTGTCCAGTAGTTTGACCCTCAAACCTATTGGGAGGTAGTGTAGGTTGATACCAAGAAACCCATCAGAGTAGTTTTCTAGGGGCAAAACTAGAGGGAAGGTATCATAATAGGGTAGAGTCTTTCTATGTTTTGGGTTATAGAAAAACATGTTCAACTTACCATAGAAAGGAGATGATGCTCTTTTACCATCTCGTATCAAGTCTTGGGCGCCAGGTTCACCAAACTCTTTTATCTTGTCTCTATACCATTGAGTAGAACGAGGTCTACCACCTTGGGCCTTCATAACTGATTGGATATACTTTGATGTCGTTGCCATATAACTATTTATACTTAATGTTAAGATGGTCTTCTGTTAATATTTTGAATTCCATATCGTTCTTCTCGCACCACTCTGTTGCAAATTTCCACTTAGCTTCATTGATCCCCCATGTCTTTACCTCATTAAACCAACGGTTAGTCTTTCTCTTGGGTTTTGCGTTTGGTGGTGAGCATTGTTTCTTGGGCTTAACCTCAATGATAAACTTCTTCAACGTACCATTAGATTGTTTTGTTTTTATATAGAAATCTGGAAAATATCTGTGGATTCTACCATCCCAAGGAGATAAATAGGGTATGATGATCTCTTCAGACCCCCATTCTAATATAGCATCCGATTCATCACAATACGCCATGAACTTACGTTCCCAAAGAGATCGGTATGTGACTCTATTAGGATCGCCCCTATATTTTTGGGGATTTCGTGGTTTATATTTTCCTTTGTAACTCATGATGCATAAATAGTTTTGTAATCCCTATAAGGATATTTAGACATGACAAATGCAGTAAGACAAGTAGTAAATGGTTTAGGTGGTGCGTTCACCAAGAGCCTGATAGGTGGCCTCGCCAAGAATGCACGGTCAATGATTAATGGGTCAGGAACCGATAATTCTCCTGGCAGTGGTATTCAAAATAAGAGTAAGTATTTCACCAACAATCTATCGTATCCTATTGATGTAGAGACGGATCCGATGCAGGGTCACTACATTCTTTTCCATATAAATGAGATTGTTCGCCCGAAAGTAAAAAGGTCACAAAAGAGTAAACATGCGGGCACCATTAAAGGTCAGGCTAATAAAGAATTTCGCACTGTTGTTGAAGGTCACCGTGGTGGTGGTGGACAAACTGTTTCGGTAGATAAAGCCGGTAGAGCAAATAGGACTCTACCAAAGGGTACTCCTGCAATCGGTGGTGCCGAATTTAGTCTATATAAAGAAGCCGGCACAGCCACAAGACTTGCAACCTCAATCGCACTATACATGCCTCCATCAGTTCAAACCTCTTATGGACTAGATTATGGAGACACTGAGATCGGTGCATTTGGGGAAGGCTTGACGAAGATGTTTGATGCCATGTCCAAAGTTTGGCAAGGAGAAAAGGGGGCGGCCGCCAAAGGTGGTGAGGCATGGGGAAATATAGAAGAAGGTGTAAAAAGGATGGCATTGACATCACTGGATGCAGTCGCACCTGGCATCAGAGCCCAAGCACAAATCAAGGCGGGTAAAATTTTCAGTGATAAGATGGAACTCTCGTTCAAGGGAGTTAATCGTAGAACTTTTAATTTTAGTTTTGTGTTCATGCCCAAGAGTGAAAAGGAAGCCAAGACTATTGAACATATAGTACACATGTTTAAGTTTCATGCACATCCCAACTATGTTGAAGGGATGAAGGGTAGACAGATGACCATACCTGATACCTTTGATATTGAATACATGTATCAAGACAAGACCAATGATTTTATCAATAAAATATCAACCTGTTTTCTAAAAGATATCAATGTGACATATGGTGGTGACAGGTTCACTGCACACCGTCCAACAAACAGTTTATCGGGTACTGGTGCGCCACCTACCAGAACTGCACTAACTCTTACTTTCCAAGAGATGGAAATTATGACTAGAAAACGAATAGATGAGGGTTTCTAAATGTATTTTTCCAAGTTTCCCCTATATGTGTATGATGGAAAGGGTGACGGACAAGAAACGGTAGTCACTAACCTATTAAAGCGTGTTGCCGTGAGAACTAAGGTTGCATCTGAAGTCATGTTGTTTGATACATATGATGTAAAAGAAGGCGAGAGTCCAGAAAGCATTGCAGACAAGTTATATGGTAACTCAGAATATCATTGGGTTATACTTTTGTTGAACAATATAACAGACAGATATCACCAATGGCCCCTGTCCACACCACAATTTTTAGAGTTTGTATCTGATAAGTATGATGACCCTGATGCACTACATCATTATGAGATATCCCAAAGTTCTGGTGATACCACGGTAAAAATTGATGTTGGTACGAGTAATGCAGATAATCCAACCGCCTCCATAGTAACATGTATGGAGTATGAAGAATTAGAACAAGATAGGAAGAGGCAAATACGATTAGTAGATTCATCCTATCTAGGACAAATAACAGATGAGTTTGAAAAACTTATAGGACAGAGTGTATTATAAATGACCGATGGAATCCAGAAAGCTGGACAGTGGGATCTTCTAGAGTGTAACTTACTAACATCCACTGGACTTAATCATAATCTACTACCGCATATCATAGGTGTAAACCTATACGAAAACATATTTCAATCATGTATGTCTGGTAGTCTCATACTACACAATTCATTTTCCCTATCAAATATAGCACGGATAATTGGTCAAGAGTTTATCACAATCAAGTTTGCGACTCCTACGATGGATGACGATAAGGCTGAACTTGATTTCACCGAAAACGTATTCCATACGAGGGGTCTTACTAAGAGAGAAGTTTTTAATGAAACCGAAGTCATAGGACTAGATTTTGTGGCTGTTGAACTCATGAGGAACCTTAGAGTAAGTGTATCTGAATCATTAGAGGGATCTGTATCTTCCATAGTATCTAAGATGTTAAAGAGAGTACAGTGTGAAAAGGATAGGTATATTGAACCATCCAATGGTAGGATAAGGTACATTGCTCCCAACATTACCCCATACGATGTTATAAGGAGAATAGCCCCCAGAGCCATTAGTGGAACAACATCTGATAAATCCCCCTCCCCCGTATACGCATTTTGGGAGTCAACTAAGGGAGTGCATTTCAGAACTATAGACAGTTGTATCGCACAAAAACCTAGATGGAGATACACTGATATTGATATGAACAGAAATCTCAATAAAGGACAACCATCAGTCCTAGATGGTCTGACTGCAATTCGTGGGTTAACACTCACTACTAACGACTCCATGATGGACATATCCACTGGAGTATTGAGTTCAACACTAATAACACACAATACACATACAAAGTCATTCATCAAGACAGAGTACAATTATCTAGATAAATTTGAAAACGAACAACACATAGGTGGTGGTCACCCCTTGTATAGCCAATCTGGTCATGCAATAGAGAAGAATGGTAGGGGAAGAATATCAGATGGATCGGGGAAGACATTTCTAAGGTCTACAGTAGAACAAGAGACTACATTCTTTGATCCATCATATACTGACACTGCTGGTAACTACAGCTATATGGGGAACAAACCAGAAACATGGTTACAAAGACGAAATTCCCAAATAAACCAATTATCCGAGGCAATAACTATTAACATAGTTGTAATGGGGAACACTGTAGTGAGTGCAGGGGATATAGTCACTGTAGACCTCCCTAAGAGACAGGTAGACAAGGTAGAGGGGGATAGAGATAAGTTTGATGCCTTTGTCCAAGGAGATTTCTTAGTAAAGGCAATCAAACACAAATTTATTGTAGCTGGTGATCACACCATGAATATAGAATTAGTAAGAGACTCCATTGCAATACAACATGATGAAATTGAAGTATCAATAGAACCAAGACCCAAAATAGGTGGTCTTGAATATAACGACATTTATGTCATAGAATCTTAGAAAGGAGCATAGCATCTCAGGTAAAGGTAGACCCAATCAATTAAAACTGAAAAGGAATGAACAAATGGCCAAGACTAAGCATAGAATCAAGAAAATGAATTTTCAATCACAGACCAGAACTTACACTCCACTTACAGAAGAACATAAATACATTATACAAAGATTGGCTAAAAGAGATGTAGAGACAGAAAATGAAAACATACACAGAATTACAAGAAGGGGTATACGACCCCAACATATTTAAAGCGTTCTTTCTCGCAGGAGGCCCCGGCAGTGGTAAGTCATTCGTTGCAAGACGTACCACTGGCGGCACAGGACTAAAAACAGTCAATTCAGATGATCAATTTGAACATCTTCTGAAGAAGGCGGGATTGTCCCTAAAGATGCCCAAGTCACAAGAGACCCCCAGAAATAAAATTAGAGACCGTGCAAAAGAAATAACGCAGGCAAAAAGGGGAAACTATCTAGATGGTAGACTAGGACTCATCATTGATGGTACTGCAAGAGACCCTAATAAGATTCTCAGACAGCATGTTCATCTTAAAGAACTAGGTTATGACACACACATGATATTTGTTAATACCTCGGTTGATGTTGCACTTCAACGTAATGCAAAGAGAGACCGTTCTGTCCCAGAAGAAATTGTAGTTAGGTCTTGGAAGGAAGTACAGGGTAACATGGGTAAATTTTCTCAGATATTCAGAAGTAACTTCATAGTAGTTGATAACAATGACGCCGGTGAGGATGTTTTTGTGAAGGTGTTCAAACAAATACAAAATAGATTACGCATCAAACCCACTAGTGGTATTGCAAAGAATTGGATCGCAATGCAGTTATCCAACAAGAAAAGATAGGAGATTGATATGTTTGATTCAAACGGAATGTTTGACAATACTGAAGTGCTTGATTTAAGACCAAAGGCTAAAACTAAGAATATGGAATTGTTCAAAGCTATCCATAGGAGTCAACATGTCCAACGCAATTTTGACCTAACTAGAGATATACCAGAAGATGATATTGCAAGTATTGTTACTGCTGCTACACAATGTCCTAGTAAACAAAATGTAGCCTTCTTCAAATTGCATGTGGTTACAGATAGAACTATTATTGAAGACATATATGATTCTTGTAGGTCACACACCAATTCCCAACCAGATAACCCTCAAGTCTTGGGTAATCTAGTATTTGTATTTGAACGGTATGAAAACTACGATAAGAAGAGCCTCAATACCAATGAAGAAATCCAAAAACAGGATGAGCAGTCTTTAAAGATTCTAGAGAAGGACAGACAGATCGCACTAGGTATTGCGGTAGGATATGTTAACCTAGTATCATCACAACTTGGTTATAGTACAGGTTGTTGCTCCTGTATTCTAGACGCACCGAAGCTAAAGTCTACCCTTGATTTAGATGATGAGCCCCTAATAGTAATGGGTATCGGATATAAGCAAGAGGGTAAGAATAGACGGGTGCATCATAATAATGAACGTAATGTCTTTACAACACGTAAGAAACAAAGAATAGAGATAGACTACACTTATCATACTCCGAATCAAGAACTTGAGGTTCTCGGTCTTTAGTGACATTTCTGCAACACTCACGTAAATAATGTCAATTCCATGACGATTTAGCTTGACTTAAGCTCTTCTATGGTTTATACTAAGGTATAAACTGAGAAAAGGAAGAGTTATGTTAGTTAGTGAATGGAAAGATGAGTTTGGTTTTGGTGTTAGTGCTGCAACGAATTGTCTAACTAAGGGAACTGTAGCACCTAAGATAGTAAGTCTTAAACCCGACACTGGATTTTGTGTGTTTGGTGCATTTGGTGAGATCCTCAATATGGGTGAACCATTTGAGACTTTTGAAGAAGCCGCCAAATGGTGTGAAACAGTCTTCTCTTGGGAAGTCAAATTCAATGGGTAAAATCATTACCCTTAAAGGACTCACAAATCACGGTAAGAACCGTATTCGTGAACACGGAGACAAATGGGAGGTCATGGAGACTACTCTGACCCCCAAACCCCCTCTACCCCCCGTAAAATCACTCAAAACAGGTGAAACCAGATGGCTGGATGAAATTAATTTTGAGTTTCGTTTGGAATCAAAGACTTAGGGAGTACGATTTCCCTTGACAAACCCCATTCTATAGTGTATACTATAGTTATAATGAGAGTTCACAACAAAGAAAGTTATATTATGAGTAAAGAATTGAGTTTAGTTGCAGACGGTTGGATGAGTAAGGGTGTACGGGTAGTATGCTGGAAACTTGGTAGCTACAAATATGAGATTGAGGTTTTCAACATGAAACTTACCTCCAAAGAAACGAAGGTAGTGATTCCCTACAATACGAGTTATGAGAAGACCATAGCTCATGTTAAAGAGATGTGTTCTGAAACTGGTGCGTGTTGTGTGTACTAATGAGTAATCTTTATCCAGTGAGAGTCAGAGAGACTAAAAAAGAAAAGAGGTTAGACCGACATTTTTGGGTTGGTTTTAACCACAAGCTGGGTGATCTTTTAATGATTTTAACTCTATTGGGTGCGCCAGTAGGGTTATGGTTCGCAATGTAATGAATGACTTATAAGGTACGATTTTACTTGACAAACCTTATTCTATAGTGTATACTAATAATATAATCAAGAGAGAGAGAAAAAATGACTGAATATGTATCTAATAGTTTCGCAATGTTTTCCGAAGAGGGAGACAAAAAAGTTGGTGAAATCGTAATGAGTGCCATTCTTGGTGAGTGTAATTGGGAATGGGTTGAAAATAAGTTGATGGTTCTGGGATCAGAAGAAGCAACTGAAGAAGCAACTGATACTGCGGTTAGAGAAGCAGTTTGGTCTAGGTTGGAAACTGTTTATAGTGCGAAAGGAATTGCATAATGAGTAAAATGAAAAATTTCATGATGGACATGGAAGAGTTAGTTGATTGCGCCGTTATTAAGGGTGCTGAGAACTTCAAGGAAGTTGCCACCTTTGTTTTGGACAACTACAAACCTATGTCGTTTGTGGATGTTGAGTATTGTAAAAAGTATTATGAAAAGGAGATGTCGTGATTACGAGAGGTAGAAGTAAGCTTGATTCTTTGATGAAAACTTACGAAGGTGTGGAGTCTATTGCAGTCATCCATGCTGCGTTTGATGAAACACCACATGTCGTTGCGATGGTGGAAGTTTCTGCGAAATTGTCTACCTCTGCGAAATTAGAGAAGGCGTTCATGTTGACGAACTCTATTAATGACGCATGGTATAACAACAAGGAAATCACCAAAATGTTTGATGGTGAGGGTTGTCGGTCTACCAGTGTAGGTGATATGGTACTAATCGGTAAAGAGAAGTATAAATGTGATTC